AAATTAAATTAATTTCTTTATTTCGTACTTATTATATTTTAATTCAATATTTAACTTGTGAATTAAGTATTTATAACTTCAATTAAATCAATAATTTAACTAAATTACATAATTATAACTACGTTCAATGGAAATAATCTATATGTCTTCTTTATTATCTGATATATATAGATTCCGCGAAGTATTGATATAGAATTGTTATTAAACAAGAAATAAATAGACAATTTAGATTATAAATGAAAGAAATTAGATCAATATTTAAATAATTTAAATGAAAATAAGTGAATATTTGTTAAACAATTGATTGAAATTTAGTAAAATATTGAATAATTTATGAATAAAATATGGAAATATTATCATAAATTCTATTAAATATTAGATAATTTATTCATAATTTGAGAATAAATTTAGATTATTTATGTAATGATTTGAGATTATTTTCTGAATGAAATGAAGAAAATCGATGAATTTATGAATAAGATTTATAGCGCGGAGTTAGGTATTTAAGTAATAAATCGAGATAATTTGATATAATTTTAATTAAAATATGAATAAAATTAAGATAAAATAGCTTCCCACATACTATACAATGTAATAAGAATCTATGATTACTCATATTGATTATCTTTACTACTTATCTTGATACTTTAAATAAGAATAATAATTTAAAGATTTAGAATATTAAATTATTTAACTAAAGTAGCGTAGATTGTTTAAACGTGTGACTACTGACTGAAAGGAAGTAGTCACACAATCTAAGTATAAGTGAACGAAGTGAACGTAAGATAAAACGTATAGCTACGAAAGTTATAAGTTGATTTAAGTATTCAAATCAAGATTTGTTGATATACGTTTTAACGGTCAGTCGCTTACGCTCCTTCCCATCTTAGACTGCTGTGAACTGCGTCACTTCGTTCCTTGTTCACGCAAAATGATTTACTTCTCAACAAAACATAAAACATAAAATTTAAATTAGTAAACACACTTCTTCCCATCAAGAAACATTTGTTTCAATGATTAGCTGAGAATCAGCAAAACTGATTACTGTAGTTTGCAACGACTGAGCGAAGCGAAGGAGTGAGCAAACAAATTTAAACTAATTTCCTTTCCCATTGAACACGAAGTGAGGATCTTTATGCTTGTGAAACTTTTCTCTAATTAAACATCCTATATGTACTAAATTAGTACACTGTATAGATACAGTACACAATACAATCTATGAAACATTGTAGCTTGTGAAAAACTACTACTTTATTATTAGAAACTTAGTTATTAGAAAACTAAACATTAGAAATCAAGATCTCGATGCAGACATCAGAACTGGTAAAATCAAAATATTTTACCTCTCCAGGACATATGTATTTCAGCTTTATCATTCGATTGTTTATCAATTGAGAAGTATCACAGCTATAGCCATAGCTCTAGATAATTGTTATCGGTAACAACGATAGATGGTGAAACTAAGTACAAGAAGATTAAAGAGTTATCTTGTACTTAATATTCACAATCTTATTAGAATTAATAATGAAAATTTATTTTAGAATACTTCTTTAAGTACTTGACAATAACAATAACTTCTAGTAGAATGATCTTGTGGTTGAGAAAGAAATCTTGATTGACTTTCTTTTTCGGTATCACAAAACAGGTGTCTCAAATAGTGACACTAGTAAAGTTGAGGAACATTTATGATCATTGATTTGCAAACAGTATTTATAGGAAAAGTTGAGATGATAAGAGGTTATTGTACTCAATGTCATAGAACTACTTTTGTACAAGAATTTGAAGGATTATGTGGTTGCGCGGATAGCACAGTAAACTTAATTGATATACAAAATATTTCATCAGCTAAAAGAATTTCTGAAATATCTGAAACAAAAGAAAGTTTAAATAATTTAAAAACTTGTCCTAATTGTGAACAAGAGTTCCCTAGAGGAAGAAAGAACAAAGTTTATTGTTCTGCTAAATGTGCAAATAAAGCTTGGATTGAAATATATGGAAATAGACCAGATTATAAATTAACTTGTAGGAATCAATACCTTACCTCTGATGAAGAAACCAGACGATGTACAAACACTTTTATTTCAAAGAATCCAAACAAAAAGTACTGCTCTACATTGTGTATGTCTCAAGTGATAGCAGCAAAAAGAAAGTACAACGAAGAACAAAAGAAATTGCGATTAATTACAATGAGAACGGAAGGAGTATCCTTTGAGAAAGAAAAATCCCAATAAACCTGTATTGCTAACTAGAACTTATCAAATACCTGAATTACTAATTCAACGAATTGAAAAGTTAAATGAATCGATCGGATATTATAATATTTCCAATGTTGTAAGAGAAGCACTAACAAAAGGTGTTATCCAAATGGAACAAGACATTGAAAATAGTAAACCACAAAATGAAAGTAAAGTTGATATATTAACTTTCAACTAACAGATAAATGAAGGAGAAGGAATATGTTTGATGAGAAATATATAAAGAGTCAAATTGAAGGAATTGATTATTGTCAGATACATCTAACTAAAGGTTTTGTTGCTTGGATAGATCCTGAAGATTATGATTTAGTCAATAGTTATAAATGGCAAACAACCAGAAATGAAAGTGGTATCTATTATGCAGTAAGAGGACAAATTAAAAACGGTGTTAGAATTACAATGAGGATGCATAACTTTGTATTGAATCATACTCCTGGAGATGAAATTGTAGATCATAAATTCCACGACTTACAGGAATATGGAATTATCGACAACCGCAAAGATAATCTAAGGTTGTCAGATTATAGAAAGAATTCATACAATCGTAGGAAATCTTTTAGGTATGATACCACTAGTAGATTTAAAGGTGTACAGTATACAAGAGAAGGTAAGTATTTAGTTAGGATTACTAAAGATGGTGTTACTAAGAATCTAGGTACTTATTCAAATGAATTGCAGGCCGCGCAACTGTATAACAAATTTGCTGTTGACATTTTTGGAGATTACGCGCATATCAATGAGTTTGAATACTCAGAGATTGTTGAATTAAATAGCTTGCGAAGTGCAGGTTTAATTTCTAACTGATTTAAATTATTTAAAGAAAGGAACTAAAATGTATAGTGAAAAATTGACACGATTGTTTTTAATTTTATTGTTTGTTCTTATGGTATTTGCTTCATTGGTTGTTGCTGGTATTGCACAAGAAGTTAAGCAAACTAAACAAGATAAACAAATATCTCAAGATGAGATTAAAAGAAATCACGAAACGATTAAACAAATCTTTTCAAATGATAATAAGAGACGTACATTGCAGCAATGGGTATTTGAACCAATCAACAAATATACACCTTGCTATAAATACACAGGATCAGAAGCAGAACAGAAAATGATAGATATGGATTATAATGAATTTGAAAGAAGGTTGAAATCTGTAACACTTGAAGATGTATTTGAAGCTAGAAACTTTATTGCTAAAAATAATCTAGGAGATAAATTTTTAGTAGATTGGATTAAACGTTCTATCATTGTTGATATTGCAACTGCTGTTAGTGCAGATAAATGTAAATCAAATCAGACCTGAGTAATTTAAATAATTTAAAGTTGAGGTAATTAAATGAATGAAAAAACATCAGAAGAAATTAGAGTGAATATTCAAAATGAACTAACTAGAGAATGGGTAAAAGTCATTAAGAATTATAGACACGAAAACGTAACTGTTGAAGAAGTTGCTATGCTTCTTAACTTGAATGTACCACAAGCACGTGCATTACTTGGATCATTTGATATTATGTTTAATGAGGTATGTAATGGAAAAAGTTAATGAATTGATAGAACAATTAAATGATGAAACTGATATTAGTGATGAAAAGAATCTAGCTCTTTTAAAAAAGATTATAGAGAATCTTCCACCTAAAGAGAAAGCACAATATCAGAAAGCTAAAGATGCGTTAGCATTCTGGCAAAGAAGGTATGGAAAAGAATTGACTGATATAATTCTTTCCATTTACACTGTAGAACAGATGATGAAAGATAAAGAGGTTACTCCGTGAAGTTATGGTTTTACTATAGAAAGTATTTAAATCAAAAGTCGCAAAGTAAAGTACAACATACTATTTGTTTGACATTAGATGAATGTTATGTTGTAATGAAGATTGATAAATATAGTGGGAAATTGTTTAGGTTTAAAGGAAATGAAAAAACTAATAAGCGCGGTTGCTAGTGCAGATAAAGAAGACAAGAATACTTTAGCTACAGCATTGATTATTATTTCAATTGCAATGATTGCAGCTATCGTAGTTCTTGCTAACTGACTTTAAATTATTTAAATTATGAAAGGAATAGATGATTAAAGAACTTAAAACTTTAATAGGAGATTATATGAAAAACAATAGTGCTGGAGTGTGGGTAATTGTTATTGTGGTAGCTTCTTTTTGCTACATCGCTTTTGAAATCATCAGCAAATGATGAAAAAGGCAGTAAGTCTTCGAACAAGACATTTGAGATTGTGAGTAAGTAACTATGAAGATAGTAACAACAGACTTTGTAAGAAAAGTCATAATGGTAATAATTGTAGTATTTGCTGTGATTATGTTCTGTACAGAACTTAGTATTTATTTACAAAGAAAATAAATCAATGAACGCAGTGAATACGAGATACTTTAACAAAAAGTAAAGGATAGTTAGATATGAGTGAGAAAACAACAATGTTGAATAAAACTCTTAAAGATTTTACACATAAAACTTCTCTCGATGTTGATCCAGATAAACCTTTGGTTACTGGACAAGGTAAAGTTATTCCAATCGATGATCCGAGATTGGATACAACAAATAGAGAAATTTATTTACCATCAGATCAAGAGAATAAAGGTGCTCACAATATTTCGATTGATGATCTGAAATACACAATTCAGACTAATCCTAAACAAACAATTGTTTTGTATCAGGCTGTGATGTTGTATCTTAGGATTACTTCAAATGATACAAAGAATGATCACTTTGAAAATATCGTTGATGCTACTGAATTGTTGAGATTGATTCGACCTGGAGCAATTGAATTTTCTAAATTATTTGGTAATGATGGAAAATCAGTTGACAATAATGATAAGTAATGATAGAATGTTCTTAGCTTAGTCGTAGTTTTTCTTTATTCAAAGGAAACCTTAACGTTACTATACATCTTTTGGTAGGGATGTGTAATAATGAAAAGGTTTCCTTTTTTTTTGTTCAACGTTCTAACTAAAAGCAAACATTAAATCTGATACTTGGTTAAGGTGAATTGAAAGGGTTTCTCTAAATGAAGATAGTCTAGTTTGTTCTGTTCCAATTGTTCCAATTGTTTCATTTGGTAGTTCAGTTTCTAATTCTTGTTGATTGATAGGCGCTATTGTGAAGATTGAATCAAATTCTGATAGATCCATAAGGCTCCTATTAGGTTTGGTAGTGGAAAAGAAAGGAGAACCATAATACTTAATTCCGCGACTCTCTCCAAAATTGCATCATCAAATAAATGATTCTCCTTTAAAGTTCTGTAATTTAAATAATTTAAATAATTTAAATAATTTAAAGTCTTATTTAATTACAGTTGTTGAGGTTCAGTTCTTACAGCAGAAGTTTCACGAAGTAACTTTCTATAATCATCTAAAGCTTGAGCATAAGTATTCTTCTGTCCTAATCTCCTAGCTGAGAACATCTTATCTCTCAGTTCCTTTAGATCATTCTTTCTTTCAATATTCTCAATAGTCTTTTGCTTCTTGAAGTCTATAGTCTCTTCTTTTCCAACTCCTATCAGAATATTGTAAGCTTTCTCGAATACACTTTCATTAGGCTTTAACTCTTGTACAACATTCCTAAGAAACGTAGGTGTTATCTGTGAGGAAGTATATGCAAGATATGGATTAACATAAGCTTTGTTATTTCCTGTCTTTGGATCTGTAACCCATTCCCATCCAAGCAATTCTTTAATAGGTTCAGGTAGAATATTATTGATAGCTTCTGCTTTACCAACATTCCACACTGTTCCTTGCTTCTTAGCATTATCAATTACTTGACTTGTAAAGAAATTCTTGTTAGCTAATAATTCTACAGGCATCTTTAGAAAAGGAGTAACAATTCCAATTAACTGTTTCTCAAATGTTCTTCTTACGTCAACCTCTCCGTTCTTTTCAACAGCAGTCAATAACGTAAGTACGTCATAAGGAGAAATGTTATTAAATGTGTTAAATACTGCATTACCATCTTTATCCATACCTTTGTAGATTCTTGGATGATCAACAATATAATTCTTTCCAAATAATCTACGCTGTTCCGGAGTCAAAGTTGTTGGATTACCATTATCATCTACTGAAAATAGATCTCCAACTAATTGACCAATCTTATTCATTGTTCCAGGTGCAGAGGGATTTTCCATTGACTGTTTTAAAGCAAATGGAATAGCCTGTCTAGTAAATGAATAAAAAGGAATCAATCTTTTCAGTACTTCAGTTTCAAATCTAGTAGCATTTCTCTGATAATCAAATAAAGCTTTATTAACTCTTTGTGCAGCTTGAACAGGACTATCTCCCATTTGTAAACCATTGATGAAAAGAGTTAATCTAGAAGTATCTTCAACCTTTGACGTAATACCTTTGTATCCTTGCCAGAAAGCTTTCATACCATCTTTTACTTTATCAGATAGTTTAGTTGATGCTCCTAATCCTAACTCTGATTCCAATGTTCTATTTAATAACTCTCCTGAATAACCTGCTGTACCTCTCAATACTCCGTGTGTCTTAGCTAACTCTTCGATTACATCTCTCGTATACTTTTGATTTAATGAAGTAGTTATTTCAGATCCATCAGCAAAATCAAATAATTTAATGTTGTTATCGATCAAATTATTCTTAAATGAATTCTCGATAGCCATTATTTCAGGTCTAGCTTGTCCATACTTTCTTGACCAATTCTCAATGAAAGGAACACCTGCATTAGTTATTGCTTCTCTCAATCCATTTTTATTAGTACTAAGAACAATCTGACTAGCTAACATACTTGCTCTTGGATCAATAGCACGAAAGATATTGTTACCTGATGAGATAGAAGATTGTAAAAGATTCTGTACTCCTTGTCTTGCTCCAAAGGAAGGATTGATTACAGTTTTTGTAACCTTCCACATACTTTGTAATTTATCAAAGAATTTCAATGCCGCGTTAGCTGTATCCTCATTTAAGAACTGGGGAATATTGAATTCTCCGAAATATTGCCAATCTTTAGCTACCCTTTTAGGTAGTTTAGATTTATCAAGTACTGGAGTTAATTCTGTTAGTCCATCCTTTGCAACTGTTTTCCAGGTTAAAGCTTCTGGATAAAGATTAAGTAATGCACCTTCAGCTAAATCAGTTGATTGTTTCTTCTGTGCTTTAATAGTTCTAGCAGCATAAAGAAGTACAGCATCTTTCTTTATATCTGAATTACTATTAAGTTTTGCATCAATAATTCCTTCAATTTTACTACGAGTTGCAGAATCCAAAGATAGATTATTTACATCAATCATATCTCCATCAGCAGTACGTTTAGTTCTATTGATCCAATCAATAGCTTCATCAACATTACCACCAATAGCGTCATAGATCTTGGGATCAATATTAACAATTCCTTGACCTACAATACCTACTTCGTTTTCAAGTCTACCAAGCTTTGCATAATCATTGATTAAACCAACAAGTGCTGCTTGTTCTTTTGGTTGTAATTTGATTTGTTTGAGAACCATACCCATAACTTCTGGTGCTCTGGTTTCAAGAAATGTATTTATTCCATCAACACCTAAGTTAATTGGTGAGTTTAAATTATTTAAATTTGAATCAAGTAAACTAGTAATTCCAGAATCAAAAGCATTCATTGCTTGTGTGACTCTTTCCCTACCTTCTTTAGTTAATTCTCTTGACATTTCTTGTGCGTGTTGTACAGTAGATACTTTAATTGCATTAAGATCATTGGCAACACCATCAACAATTTTGATATATTCTTCAGGTAGATCATAGTAACGATCAATAGAACCTCTTGCAGCTTTACCTAAATTAACAGCTTGTTTAATTCCAGGTAATGCTTTGAGCGCATTGACCATACCATCAATTTTACCTAAACCAACAGTATTCAAAATCTGTTTATTGATTAAAGGAACAGAAGTTTGCAATCCTTTAACAAAAGGAACACCAATTTCCAAATTCAATCCAGATAATTTGAATAACTCTTTAGAAACATCAGGTGAAAGATTAGCAATCCTACTAATCAATTCATCAGCAGAATTACTAAATGTTCCTGCTGTCCTAACTAAATTCTTTCCAGGTTCTCCACCAAATCCTAATAGATTTTCAAATCCAACATTCTCAATTAGATCTTTTAATCCTTGTTCAGATACTCCATTAGGAAGCTTTCCGCCTAAAACATTCTTTAGAGTATTTACCTGTCTATCAACAAATGGAATAACTCCATCAACACCTTTATACGCATCTTCAACTTTACCTACAGCTTCAAACACTCTACCACCTACAACTCTACTAACATCTTCAAGCGTACCTAATTTAGATAAACCTGATCTAGCTGCAAGCTGTGTAGCTTCACCTAATGAAGATAAAGCCTTACCACCAATCCTTGCACCTTTACTAGCAGCACCTAAACCAAATCCAATATAGGTAGTTGGATCTAAGGCTACATCACCAAGGAAACCTAAGATCCTAGTAGACATAGGATTATTAGTAGCAAAGTCAGGACTATATTTGGATATAACATCTGTAAATGATTTACGTTTGGTAGGTGAAACAAGTTCTGATCCAGCCAAAGATAGAGCATCAAGTATAGATGAATTATCATTGATGAGAGAATCAAAGAATCCTGCTGAAGCATATTGACCACGTGATAATACATCTCCGATACCTGTTAAAGCATCAAAGACTGGATTAAGGTTTGAAGCCTGTGGAAGATTACCATAGGCTTGTTGATATTCTTGTTCTCTTGTAAGTTTAGGTTGTGGTGTGTTATTAGTAGTATTCAATTGTGCGCCAACACCATAAGCTTTAGCAAGATCATTTGGATAAGACATTTTTGACTCCTGTTCTATGCTTTTATTTAGTTTAAATTATCTAAATAGTTAAACTCAATAAACATTCGAACAATAAGAAATTAATATTTGATACTATTTACGTTGCTGAATAGTTGAAAGTAAGGGAGATTTAGCTGCTGCATTACTTCTCTTAGGTTCTGGTGCAGACACTATACCTCTACGCTTAACCTCATCTTTAATAAACTGTTCTGATAATCCCCTATTCCTAAGATCCTGAATATCAGCAGCAGTCATAGGACTAGAAGGAATAGTTGTTGGTCCTTGAAAATTAGGATTTGTTTGATCAAATCCACCTTGTACTTGTGGTGTCTGTTGTGGAGCACCAAGTCCAGGTTGCTGTGTAGTGAAATAACGTTTAATAGTTACACCATCACCAAAACCTTGAACTCCCCCAAGTTCATTCATTTTGATAAGGTTTGCAGGAACAACTTGGTTATTAGATAACTCAACAAACCATTCCGGTTTTCCAGATCCTCCACTACCCCTTGATCCACCACCACCACCTCCAGAAGCAGCACGATTAGCTCTTGCTTCATCTAGTTTAACTTTATTGGTGAGCCATTTATCAGCAGCAGAAGAAACTTTATCTGTTAATCCTGCATCCCTGTCTGCTAATTCTTTTGAGAATGAAGCAGCACCAGCAAGACGATAGGCTTTAGCAAGATCTGCTGATTTCAATTGCTTCTGTTTCAGTTCAAGTTTTTCATTTTCAATAGCTCTACGTTCATCATCTTCACGTTGACGTTTAGAAGCCATCGCATCACGAAGCTTTTCTAGTTCAATTTGATCTGTTAATCCAGCAGCTTTAGCAACTCTATTAACTTCAATCTCAAATTTCCTATCAGCTTCTAGTTGTGTTCTAGCTTGTCGTTTTTCTTCAGCAGTCTGTGCAGCTTCAGTACCTCTAAGTGCAAGCTGTAATTTTCTATTCTCAAAATCTCTTGTATCCTGTTGGAATTGTCTGTTAGATCTTTCTTTAGGAGCATTTAAGGACTGAATAAATTCTGGTCCTCTACCTTGACCACCAGCAGAAATACCAAGTAGAATATTAGCTACTTTCTGTAAAGCATTAGGTTCTGGTACTTCTTCACGCACAGGTGCTTGTCCAGCCATAGATAAATATTGCTGGACAATGCTCTGATCAATAGGTTGTGAAGGTGCAACAGGTGGAGCCATAGCATTAGGATCTAATCCAGGTGCTTGAACTGAAGGAGAAGCAAAAGGAATCTCCATAGGATTTATTGCACTAGGAACAATAGGATTATTTTGTGTTTGTGGCAATCCTTGTAATGCGCGGAGTACCTCTAAATAGTTATCCATAATTACCTCAACATTGTTTAAATTATTTAAACTTTCAGAATAATTTATGCAACGTATTGTTTTTGAGCTTGACTAGTTCCATCCACTTTAGGCTTATTCAAGAAACCACCAAACGCTCCTAGACCACCACCTACCATACCAGCAATCTGAGAAGCAGCATTGATACCTTGCATTACTTTGTTCCAGGTTGAATTCTGTGCAGCAAGTCTAGCATCAGCGTCTTGTTGGTTCAACTCAAATCCAAGATTAGCTTGTCTAGCTCTCTCTGCTAATTCTTTCTCACCTAATCCAATATTAGCACCTGCAATATCTCTTGTAGTTTGTTGTGCTCCAAGATCTGCAAGCAACTTAAGCAATGCGTCGTTCTGATTCTGAGCAGCACCACTACTAGCCTTAAATCCTTCAAGCTTTGCACCAGTACCACCAAGCAAAGATTGTAATGCTAGTTCAAGTTGCTGTTGCTGCTGTTGAGCTAAAAACTGTCTAACAGCTAACTCCCTTTGTGCAGCATCAGCACCAGTCTGTGCTGTAATCAATCCTTGTTTCTGCAATAGATCACCAGCAGCACCAGTAGCAATAGAAGATTGATTAACTTTATTACCAAATAACTGAGCTAACAGTTTACCTTGATCGTTCTGGAATTGTTGTTGATTAGCTTGCGTATATCTATTACGAATAGCTTCCAATGCAGCAGCACTAGCAGGATCTAAATCAAGTAACTGTGGTGCATTCTGTAAACGTAATGCAAGATCATTAATCTGTTTAAGTTCATCTTGAATCTTAGGATCAAATGCACCTGGAGTATTACCAGAAGCCATTGCTTGAAGATTCTTAATCTGTTCTTCAGTAAGAGCACCAATCCCACTAGTCAATGCTTGCTGTTGTGGAGAAGCAGTTTGACTAGCAGGAAGAATATTAGGTCTGTCTGTATTATCTACAAGCTTACCTGCGTTTGGATCACGTCCATCTAATGAACGAGTAGCAGAGTGTTTATATCCTTCTGGATCAATCCATTCTGCATATCCCCCATCCTGTCTAACAATCTGTGATCCTGGAGGAATTGGAATAGGACCAAAGAATTCATCAGCCCATTGTCTAAGCTGTTGATCTGAAAATGAAGCATTCTTTCCAGGTGCTTTACTGGAAAGGAATTGTTGCCAAGGACTAAGGTTTGATACTCCTGCCATTTTATTCACCTCATACGATTTAAATTATTTAACTTCTATATTATATCATAGCTTGATATTAAAATCAAGACTAGTGATATACTTTTAAATAATTTAAACTTAACGATTCATATAATCCATTTCAGTCATTTCAGATGTTAAAGTAGGACCACCTGAAGTACTATCCCAACTTGCATTCAATTGCCAACTTGCGTTACTTGTTGTAGCTACGGTAGCTGATGCTTGAACTTCATTAGTAAATGCATAAATTCCTGTATCTCCGCGAAACTGAATTGATAATTTATGACATCTAATATTGTTTGATCCACTTAAAGCACGAACAGTTACATCAGCAAAGATACTATATGTACCACCTTCTAAAGCACCAATAGGAGTAGCAAACGTTGCTACAGTAGTTCCACCCAAAGTAAGTGTAAGTGTTAATGATCTACCAGCAGCACCTAACACATTACCAATAGCTTTTAATCTAAATCTTTGACCTACTCTAAATCCTCCACCTTGAATTTGAGTAGTTCCAAGTAATGCACCAATCATAGATGTAGGTGATGCACCGTTAATAGCTACATCTTGGTTAGTATGGCTCCAAAGGTTTTTCCAATATGGAGAAGTAGTTGAGCTTAATGCGTGTGCTGCTGTACCTGTAGTGGTGATAAGAGCCATCTTTTCACCAACAAATCCAGGTACTCCTGTTCCAGTTCCTTTTCCTCCGTGAAGAATTAAAGCACCTCCACCAATATCAGTTCCAGAAGCATCAGCAGATCCTAACATTCCAGAAGATGGTGTAGCTCCAGGAGTACCAATTGCTACTTTACCTGAAGCATTCTTAGGAATAAGTTGAATATCAATAATAGAACTTCCACCACTTGCAGCAATTGAAGGACCAAATCCTCCATTAGCGTTAGCAATAGTAAGTTCATCAATCGCACTAGCTGTAGTAGTAAAGATGATTAACTCATTACCATTACTATCTAGAATTTGATTGATTCTAGGTGAAGTAAGAGTCTTATTAGTTAATGTTTGTGATCCTGTTAGTGTAGCATAAGAAGCACCTTCAACACCATCTAATAAATCAGCGTTCAAGTTAGGACAAACAGTGGTAGAAAGTACTGTAATAGGTGCTGTTCCGGTAGTCAACAAACTGTTAAATCTACCGAAGTTATCGATAGTTCCTTTACCAACACCACCTACAGCCCACAACAAAAGAGGACCAAGACCAGTTTGATTTAAACGTAAAGGCGCAAGTGTACCATCATCCAAACTGATAACAACATTTTTATCAGTAGAAACACCTGAGAGAATATCAACCAATTGATTAAATTCTGAATCAATTTGACCAGACTGTATTAAAGTCGATGGTGTAAAATCAAAGAGTCTAGATAATACGGACATTCTGAAACCTCAACGTTTATTTTTAAGTGAGTTGCGAACCTTAAAAATACAGGAACGCATATTTAAATAATTTAAATGTTTAACAAGATCCTACTAAAATTGCATTAATTCCATAAGTAATTTCAAGTCTAATATTTGAAACTGTAGCAGTAGCACTAGCTGTTAAAGGTGTTGGAGGATCTTCACCACCAAATGCTTGTATTAGATCTCTTAATTGTACAAGACTTGTATCTTGTGTTAGTGGAAAATCTAGTTCAGCAGTAGTACTAACTAAAAAATCAAAATCTGAATCAGAAACTAAATCATTCCAAACAGATCCACCATCTAAAGAATATTGAATAGCAAAAGTATTACTTACAAATGCAGGATCTTCCAAAGTTCCATTTCTTGCATACTGAACTTTCAAAGTAATCTTTGAAGGACGTACCGCAATAGCTGCAAAACCTGTCCAAATACAACTTCTAGTAGTGACGGATGCATCACCAGTTGCACTACTAGTAGTAGATGAATGTCCAGTATTGGAAGGAGAATTAACACTTGCTCCACCTTGTCCTGGATCTGGAGATGTATTTGATGTAGGTTGTAACGTAGTCATTTCTGAGATCCTTCGAAGAAATGGTTGAGTCTTCGAATAACATAAAGATAACAATAAATTAGGGGGAGTTTAGTTATTAGTTGTAAAGTGAAGCAACTATTATACTTAGACATAATAGTCCAACTACACTAATTGCTAACACAAACTTCAATACTTTTTTAAGTACTGGATAAACTTTAGATTTTAAATAATTTAAAACTTTATCACTGGTACTTTCTTTAGTAAATGTTGAGTTATCCCAAACTGCAACATCCCACATTTGACCTTGAATGTTCTTCAAAACTATATCCTATCTTTGTTAGATCCTAAGCTACAGTACTTAAGATCTTTAACTTGATCCTCCAACAATCTAATTCTTTCAAGTGAATGATTATTGTTAATAACCATCTTCTCACTTAACGAAGTATGAGAAGAATCAAGTTTAGTTAGTTTCTCTGACAGTTTCCAAACAATAGTTGATAGGACAATAATAGTACCTATCACTGTTGAAGCAGTTGCAATTTGTCCTTCAGACATTAAAAATATGGGGGAGATATTAAACAACATTATGTAATTTCCTAACTGCTCCAATGAAGTAAATACTTAAGCTAGTTGTTGAAATCCTGAGATTACAATACTAACCATTTCCTCTGTTATAGTTCCACTTCTTGTAGTAAGTAATGGATAAATTTGATCTCCAGCGGATAACGATACATTTCCAGGTGCAGTAGCACTAACAACTTGGATTGCAGGACCAGAATTATCAATAGTAATTGTTCCCAAATCAGATTGTAAAGTACCAGATGCATCTCTACGTTTAATAGTCCAAGTTAATGTTCCACCAGAAGTATGAGAACCACCAGCAAATACAACTGAAATTGCGTTAAATACAAATGAGTGCGCCATACCAGCAGCAACTACAAACCTTGGTACACTTTCTACACTTTCCGTAGCTCCTGGAGGATTTACATAACCAAACGTAGCTGACCAGTATGTAAATCTAGTATCAACATAAGTTTTTCTAGTAGCTTGATTTCCAGTACTAGGATTACTTCCAGGCAATACAGGAATTTGAGCAAAAGTAAATACATCAGTACTTACTTTAAGTGAAAGAGGAATACTGACTAGATTATTGTTGATGATATTAAAGGCATCAACACCAAAATCTAATGCTAATCTAATTGTTGCTGAATCATTGTTATCTGTAAATACTATTTCAGGTGCAGCATTTATGATGGATAACAATCCAGTAAATATGTTATTTCCTGAAAATACATTGTTGCCAGTAAATGTCTGACTTGCAGCAAGTGTAGCAAAGGCTGCTGCGTGTAATCCATCCAGCAGATCAGCATTAAGATTAGTATTTACAGTAGTTGATGCAATACTAAATGGTGATGTTCCAGTAGCAATATCACTATCAAACTGACCTAGATTATTGATAGAGGATTTGAGTACTCCAGATTGTGCGAATTCAATAATAGGACCAGAACTTAATTGATCATATCTTTGCACAGGAACAGATGCAGAACTAAATCTGGTTAAAAGGTTAATGTTAGTAGATGTACCATTTAAAGCATTAACCAATTGATTGAATTCCGAATCGACAGCAGAACTGACAATCGGAGTTCCTGGTAAAAAATCAAATAAACGAACTAATGTAGACACGGTTAATACCTCTAAGAAATTTAAATAATTTAAATAATTTAAACTTATACATCTGTTACTTTTTTCTCACTTAGTAATGAGAAGAAAAGCATAAAATTCTTAATAACAAAACCTTGATCAAGTTGAGCATTCGTTACAATGAAAGTAATATCCTGTCCTCTTTGTCCTGAACTGTTACTAAGAAGTTTTCTAACAATATCTTGAGGAAGCACTACAGCAGTATCCCATAAAGCTACATCCCATAATGCCTCATCCCATAAAGCACCAGTACCTTCACCTGACAGGTTAAATCCATACGTACCACCTTTAGAGATGTTACCATCCAAATAATATTGTACAGCAATAGCAACAGTATTTGTTAAAAGATCAAAACCAATACCCCACTTCATAAACTGCTTTCTCATTAATGGAAGATTAACATTATAAGCTTTCATTACAAGCTGTTTGGTATAAATCTCATCATCATCATTGAAAGCAGCAGTAATATCACGTGGAATGTATTTAAAGATCTGAAAAGTACCTGCTGCATTCTCCGCACCAATCAAATAAGTCTTTCCACTATTACTTGGAAATGCAGTATAACACGTACCACTTGCTAAACCATCAAACCTAGTCCACCGTAAAATGTTTTCATTAAGCTTGAAATAATCCATTACAAAAGTTTGATTGCTTCCAGTCAATGACATTACAGCAGGAAATGTCAACCACACTTGACTTGCAGTATCAAAATTAAATAATGGAATTTCATCTGTACTCTTAGGAGTACGAGCAATTGTTGCTACGTTTTTAGAGAATAATGCAGTTCTGAAATCCTCTACAGCTTCGGCAAGCTTTAACGATGCTAATCCTTGTTCACTCAAGAAAACAACATCATCGATTACTTGCTTGATTGAATAAGGAGATACACAACCAATGTTCTGCGCATAGATTTCAACTTTCAAGTTAGTTGCATCAGCAGCAGAGACAAGATTTGATGCAGCAACAATCCTATAAATTCTCTTACTTTTAAACACGTATAAAGCAGAACGAGTAGCAAACAATCCTGTAATCTCATCACCGTCATCAGGATCAATTGCTAGTTCTACTTTTCCTGCTGCACCTGTAGTAGTCCAATCTTCAGCATTGTTTAGAGATGATCCCCAAATCTTATTAGGTTCTGTTGCTGAAATAATCCAAACCCTGCTATTCCAAACTTCAATGTATTTGCCCTTTGGAGCAGTACCACCAAGCTGTGCAGCAACACTTGATGTATCTACTTTAACTGGATTAGTGCCTGAAGTTGCTTTATTTACTCCAATAGCTAATCCGCCAAAAGTAACCCATTGCCAATAAGTATCAGAAGGAAAAACTAGAACACCAGAAATATCAGTTGATCCAGAACCATCCATTGCAGCTATGAATAATTTATCTCCTGAAGTAAATAAAATCCCTTCTTCTCCTGCATCTGTAACAAAGTAATGGAGAGATGTAATTCTAGATCCAAAAGTAGTTGCAAGAAATTCTTGAATACCTCTACGTGTTGATAGATTACCAGAATCATCAAATTCCATATTGAGAATTTCTTGTGCTTCATTATCCTCTATCTCTGTTCTAGGTTTGGAAGTATTGATACCCAAACTCCAATCTTGAACAGTTAAAGGACGAACACCAATTTCATCCACATTTGTCGAAGCCATTTTATTTTAAATCCTCAATATCAAAGTTTAAATAATTTAAAGATTAAGTTATTTAATTTCTCCTGCACCAAATAACACGCTTAAATAGTGGTGTAGGATCAAAAGCATTTCCTGTAAAAGTTGGAGCAGCAACAGTTCCTGATGGAGTAACAGTTTGACTATTGATTGTACCTGCTGGAGTAATACTAGTAGGACCAACCAAAGCTGATCCTAAACCAAGTAAACTAATATTATTTCCAACAGTCATATTCTGAATATTTCCTGTGAATGTAGCAGCAGATACATTGCTAGAACTTCCAGTAAATGCTGGTGCAGAATTTGTACCAGTAGGAGTAATGGAACTTGATCCACCAATACCACCTACATTTCCATTTGAAACAGTTGTTCCTAAAAGAACCCTACCATCAAAATCAGTTGCTTCTGTAAATCCACTAGTACAACTAGAACCACTTGAGTATGGAATCAATGATCCTGATGGATAAACATATTCAATGTGTTGACACACAAACAAACCGTCAACAAACGTAATAAGATCTCCATCAGAACAGGCATACTTTGGGCTGGAAATCAAATTATTTGAAAATCCAGTAAGTGAAAGACTAATTAACAAAAACAAGGATAGAAGAATTGATTTATCGAACCGCATAATAAGCTCCTTTGTTTAAATAGATTTAAATTATTTAAACTATTGGTTGATAACTAAAAATCCTACACTGGTTTCAGCATTAGCAGCAGCACTTAATCTAATTGTAAATGATCCATTAGCAGGAACAACATTTTTAATTTGAGCCATAGAATCATTAGTTCTAACAACACACAGTACAATTGAATTCTCAGTACATAAGTTATTTGTAACAACTAAACTTGATGCCGCAGCAGCAAAATTAACAGTACCACTAGCTTTGTTGATCTCTTGTGATCCTGTTACACCTGAACCTGTAACAGTACTCAAAAACTGGTGAATACCATCTTTTGTAATTCTAAACTTCTCAGTATCTCCATCTAAAGCACCAGTCAAGAAAACAAATGCTTGCTGACTTCCAGAACTATTAACATTCAGAATTAAAAGATTTCCTGTACCACCAGATACAGACCTTGCTCTAATTACTGAATCACCTGCATTAGCTTGAGCAGAAAAATTAGCACTTGCTGAAGCAATACCAAATTCTAGAAATCCTCCGTTAGTGTTTGTGTTCTGTAATCCATTGATAGGTGAAGAATCACCAACAACTAAAACTCCAGTTCCAGGAGAAGCAATAACAACAGTTAAAGGATTTGATCCAGATCTATTTCCACCAATAGAAAGAAATCCATCAATCCTTGCATCATTATTAGATCCTACTCTAAGTCTAGTTCCAGAACCACCAAATAGTATTCCTGCTTTAGCATCATTGATGTTTGGAAGTCTAATACAACTTCCACCAGTACCAATATTAGCAGCAGTTGTATTATTGAAATCAATGATGTGAGAATAATTTATTGTACCTCCACCATCAAAAACTGCTGTAATCAATCCTGGAGTATTTCCTACAACTCCAGGTTGACCAATAACAAACGCTGCTGTATCATAACCATCAGCTTGGAATCCAACACCTACTAAACTTTCCTCAGTAGGAACCATCCATCCAGAAGCATTTCTACCTACTTTGAAACCATAATCAAATCCTCTATCTTCCCCTCCACCACCTGGAATTCCAGAATGTCCAACAACAGCAAAACCTATATTAACTGGATAGGTTTGCGCTGAGTTATGACCATCCTCTCCACCAGCACCTTTACCTTGTGCAGAAACAGCAACAAATGCACAACTAGGACCATTGATAGGACTACCATCAAAATAGTTATTAACTAACATCGTGATCCCGTTTAATTGTTCCTGCTGTTCGTCAGAACCAAGTAAACTAAAATCACCATACCAAGCACGACCTAAAACACCAGCACCTAATTTAAATCTTTGCCATCCCATCCAATTAGCCATTTCGCTATTGGATTGCTCAGATTTAACTACATCAAAAGTAGAAGTAAAGCAATGTAATGTTCCTTGTGTATCATCGTTTTCATCACCATACGTAATTCTACTAGCGATACCAAGACTAACAAGAGTTGTAGGTAATGCAGCTTCTCCATTATAATCGATATTCAAACCAAATGGAGTATAATTAGCTGTAACAGTATCATTTCCATCTGAAATAGAAATAGGAACAATTAAAGATCCACCACTACCAGATAAAGCTTTCCACGTTAAATCATCTTCATCATAGTAATAGAAAGTACCTTGACTCTTCACAAATACTTTTGAATATATTTGAGCGTTGTCAAGGTCTGATAAAGTATCAGCTATTTGTACGTGAAGTTCATTTAACATTGTATACTTCTTGTAAAATTGATATGAATTTAAATTATTTAAACCTAGCTGACAATTACCCACATATCAGTATTATCGTCGTATCTATAAAATGCACCTTCTGATCTAACAAAGATAACTAGATATGTTTGTGCTTCATCTAAATCAGCTAATGTGTCAGCGTGCATAAAGTGAAGATCATTTAACATAGAAACTCCTTATACAAAACTCATAAGATATGATCTTACTGCTGTTCGTTCATCTACAGTTAAATACCTTGCATAATGTAATCCAGCCTTATGAGATGCATTACCTCCAGTAAATCCAGCAGAACCAGAACCAAAAATAACAACTGATTCAGGACCAGCATCAACTAAAGTAGGTGCATCAAAATTATTATTAAATGTTCCTTTTGCTACACCATCACAATACAATTCAACTAGATTACCGTTTCGATGAAATTCCCATACGTGAAATAGTCCATTATACTGTTCTGTAAAATCAGGACAACTTGGTTGACCGCCTGAAGTCAAAACACTCCCACAAGCAATGTAACATCTACCATCAGTATATGGATTAAGCAAACGAAACATATTTTCATTTGGTCCTACATTCACTAATCCATTTACCCAAACACCTAATGTAGAATTATATTTGGTAATCCAAAAAGAACTAAATGAATTAGTAACAGCTTGAACTAAATCAAGAATTGATGGAATTGTAAAAGATCCGTTATATGCAGCAACAGAATCAATTTGCATATAAGGATTTCCACTATTTTCGTGATAAACTAAATCATCCATTCCAGTAATGTCGTGACCGTTAGGACCAAGGTCTGTCATTGCTGTAACAGGATCTAAATCTGCATAAGGAAATCCAGAATTACGAACTTCATACCAAAATACCAAATCAGAAATACTGTCTGGAGCAAATGAAGAAATTGCTGTCCAAGTTTCAGTATTGAAATTGTAATAGTAGAATCCACCTTCACTACGCACATAAATAATTAGATATTTCTGTGTAGTAGTTAGATCTGATAATGTATCTACTTGAGCTAACTCCAGTGGATTTAACATTTTATACTCCAGTAAACTTTAAATAATTTAAAGTTATTATTTCCTACCACCCAAAACCATTATTATAATGTTGAGGATCAAGAATTGGACGTTCTCTACGTCGAATATTTCCTAAATCTGTTTGACGTAAAACAACTTTAGCTGAAACATTTGATTGAGTTCTTTTTACCATCACAGCTAAATTACTTTCGTAACTACGCTGTTCTCTATCAGCAGCATCATACTTCTGATCATTAATTAAAAGTTTAGCACGTGTTCTTTGTTTAACCAGAACAATAAATTGATCCTGTACTGGAAGAACAGAACCACTAGCAACATCGGATGGATGATAATAATATTCAGCTTCAATGGATAAAATTTCTGATGGAACTGGGTAAAGTCTAATCCTCATAAGAACATCAGATCCTACAACTACTCTTCCATCATCTAACCAAACTCTAGCCTTTCCTGGATCTGTAAGCAGAATATTACGTCTAGCTGCTTCCTGAATAGTTCCCATAATCAAAGGTTGACCATCAGCTACATACTGTAATTGAATAATCTCTCTAGCACCTGCTGGTAGATTATACTGTGCTTGTGTTGCAACAGTTGGAAAAGTAGATCTAGTTTTAAAGTCTTGCCAATTAGTGGCTACCGCGATTTCATCTAAAGCTTCATTGATTCGTGCTTCCACCTTAGCAACAAATCCAGTATCATCTGTGCTTTCTTCCATCTCTTGGATTAGATCCAAAGCTAAACTATTTACTGTTGCCAAGATTTCACCTCATTTGATAATAAGATTGGATGTCAATTCCTGTTTTCAGTACGCCATACCTCCGACAAGTGCAGAAACATCCAATCTTTATAAAAGTTTAAATTATTTAAAGTCTGAAAGTAATGCTTGGTTTATCACGCCAACCGACTAATTTCACCAGTGATATTCTGGACTACTTTCAGACTTTAAATGGTTACGGGGTTCGAAATTCTTTCGATTTGAAGTATGTTTCAACTTCGGTAATAGCGTGATTCACTGCACGTGCAGCAATATCATCTCCACCAGTATCATTGTCATCTTTCACAGCAAGCCAAACAGCAAGGCTACGTCCGATAGCAAGAAACTGTGGGATAAGAATCTGTAACAGAATACCTTTCATTTTTGCTCCTTTAAGGTCAGTTGTTAAATTAAACTCCAGTAAGAAAATGATCTGAAACTCCAGACCATCCTTTGTTTCGCTTAACTTGTTCATCTGAAAGAATATGATCATCAATAACTAGATGTTGTGTGGATTGATGTTTCTTCAAAATATCAAGAATTGCTTGACCAATAGTTTTTCCGTGTGGAAGCATCTGATCTTTATTAAGTCTAACATCATTCCAACCACCAATAAATTGAGCAGCGACAGCAGCGTCAAAACCACAACCGCGTTCTTTGCACATAGAAGGAGTCAGTTTAACTAGATACCTTCGTACATTGTGCTGATCAATTTTCTTCTCTTGACGAATCCATCCAATTGAAAGTTTTTCTTTGGAAATAGCTTCATTGATAACAGTATTTTCAGCTTCCTGAATTGCTTGCATCTGTTGAATCGCTGCAAGATCATCATTATCAATACCACTATTCAACTCAGATAAACTTACACCTACTTCATCATAATCTAAGCTTGATAAATCTTTCACAATATTATCAATCTCTTTTGAACTAGGTTCTAGAAAATCAAGAGAATCTAGAGAAGTAACAGGCTTTGCAACCTCTGTTTTTTCTTTTACTGTAAACGCCATAATACACCTCAACATTTTATTACTTGTTACAAAATTGGTAAACGAAGTGAACAAGAATTTTTAAATAATTTAAACTCAGTTAAATTTAGTACATCCGTTTTCGAGATTTACCAGTTCCAGGACTATTGAATGCTGGAATGCTCTGTGAGCTACCAGCAACCAAAAGATCTTTACTACCTGTTGCAACCTGTCCAACCTTAACAGGATTAACAGAAGCAGTAGGAGTCAGAGGAAGCATAGAAGTTAGTACGGCTCCTTGCTTAACTGGTCCTCTAACAATTTTTTTAGCACTCTTTCCTTTAGGCATAACTAACTCCTTTTTTTTTAAAACGGTCTACCTTTTAAAGCATAATCTCGTACATCCTGATATACAGGTTGTAGCTCATTGTTTGGCCAAATAATCACCTCTTCAAGATGTCCAATATGAACACGATTAGCAACGTAAACTACTAAATCAAATTCTTTAGCTTTCTTGAAGAAATACGAATCTGCATCAGTCTTTCCTCTTTCCCATTCTCCATCAGCATTAGGTATATTTAAAAACCAAGGTTTAGGCATTTTCTTTAATGCTGCAACTTTGATTATTGTCAATCCAAATGCTCCCATATCAATCTTTGTAACATCATCTTGAAACAAATCCAAAGGAGCAACTTTTATACGTTCTCCATTTTTATCCAACATAGTTACTAGATTGTTATTTCCGTTACCCCTTCCAATTTGCCAAGATACAATAACATCAGCTTCAGGATGTCTAACAACTAGATTGAGTAGTTCTTTGACATCTTCATTTGAAAAGATACCATCATAATCAATTGTGATAACGTAATCAGCACCAAGTTTATCTAAAATATTGATTCCATTTTGTATTCCTTGTTCCCAAAATGCACCACCAATACGTAAAATAAACAATTTAGGATCTGCAAACGCAGCGTGTAATACTCCGAAATGTGCTTGAAATCCTAATCTTGGTGTAGTTGTTACAGCAGCAACTTTGAACAATCCTTTAGTTCCTGTTTGTGGATCTGTAATAACAACAGGAGTTAAAACCTGTAATGGTTCAGCTACCTTTTCATATAAAGCTTCGTACTCAAAACCTACTTGTTCATTTCCAGAAGTAATATTTTTGAATAAATTCAGTTGTTTAAATCCACGAAGCTTAAAAAATTGATCTAAATCTTTGAGCTGACAACAACCATCATAAATGTTAAAGTCTGCTGCTTCGCATCTGACATATTTAAAATGTCTTAGGTACTCTCCTAATCCTTCCAGCACTAATAACTCAGCACCTTGTACATCAAGAATCAATGTATCATATTGTAAAAGATCCACACTAAATCTAGTAAACAATGTACTAAGTTTAGTAGTCAGTTTCTTAACTCTTACAAGTTCTGTAACTTCTGGATGAATCTTTTTGTGATCTGCTAATTCAAGAATTGAGCTAGACCAACTATTGTTTGTTACTTTGAACAAGACTTCTTCATCCTCAGTCTTCGAAATAAGTGCTTTGATTGCACGTTGTTTTGGATGATACTTTGCAATGTTATCACAAAGTATTCCAAACTCTTCATCTAATGGTTCAATCCACAGAACATTAACATCAAAGGAATTATAGATTTCAGCTTCCTGTCCTGTGTTTGCTCCTACGTGAATAACACCTTTAGAATTCTTTAAAAACTCGTACTCAACCGGAATTTCAATATTCATAACTTTATACTGGAGAGAATGAGAGAGAAGTTTAAATTATTTAAAATCTAAACTCCCCTCTCGTTTTAAGTTACTACTTAAGTTAGCTAATAAGAACTTCAATTGCAGCAGCATTTGAATCATTGCTATCCAAAGCCATAAGACCAACACCAGCAGCCTGAGCAATAGCAGCGTTCAGATTATTGCTGGAAAAGTTACTATCAGCTTGAGCAAGAGCAACCAATTTACCAGCAGACGCAGAAGAACCAAGTTTGGCGCCAGCAGCAATAGATGCCCCAACATTAGCAGTTGGAACACGTCCTTTAGTAATAACCCAGCCAAAAGAACCAGAAGCAATTGTAACCTGAGCAATGGCTACAACAACCTCTGCGACAGCAGCAGTTGGGATAAGCGTCCAAGGCTCATCAGCGTCATCAGTTTTAACTTTCAATGCATCGTTAGCAGTAATAGTTGATCCTGCTTTGACATATCGAAGTTTATTTCCTGGATAAGTTTGTGATCTCGGATCATCAACCTCAGTTCCAAGAGGAAAAGTCTGTACGGTATCAACAACCACAGGATTGATTCCTTGTGTAACAGTCATATTAACTCCTATGTTTAAATAATTTAAATCTATGGATTTGGACTACCTAATGATAATCCAAACCCATAGAAAATTACACTTGCGATTACGTACCGTGAATGTCAGCACGACCTTGACGACGACGATTGGAAACAACAAGGTTTCCATACATAAGACACTGAACAGTTTCAGCATCCTGGTTATCAGGTCGAATAGGATCAGTAAAGACGAAATCGTAATTCTGGCCCATAACAAACTTCAGGTAATCAAGGTTAAGAGCAACCATACCTTGACCATCATCACCAGTGGTGTTAGGAAGCATATCTTCATCCCAAACAACTGGAACACCTTTGAAAATGAAATTCTCAAAGCCTGAACGAGCCATCTGTTCATCACTGGACATACGATCATAATGCTCGTTAGGAATCAAAACTTTTGACTCCCAAAATTCGTGCATCGTCTGCGTAGTGATAATCAGATGTGGTCGATCACCACCACCAAGACAACCATTAACCAAGCTAACCATACCTGCACGAAACAACGCAATAGCAGCAGCATCACCAGCAGTGATGTTACCAACATCAATAAACTGATTACGCCAGTTGGTATTAGTGTTGCTATCAATCTCACCATAAGTTGACCAAGCATCACCATTTTCAACGGCAAGCAAAAGACCAGTCAAATCTTTTCCACCGTTACCAGATCCATCAGTGTAAAGCTGTTGAGAAACTTTCTTACGCATTGAAATAGCAAGCTGTTTCCCGACTGCATCCCACAAATTGATGATCTGAGTAGCCTGTCCACTGTTCTTGAATTTCTCCATACCACTAAGACCAGTAGTACCAGCAAGAGATTTCCAAGCATATTCCGCAGCCGTGATTCCCTGTTGAACAGTAGTATCAAGAGGATCAAAACCAGAATAAGATTGAACAGTTGAGTTAACTTCCAGGATAATAGGTTCAACAATTGAACTAGCTCCTGGACGTTTTTCGATTCCACCCATCTGAGCAAGTTTCCAAAGAAGTACTTGCTTAGAGGTGATGTTATCCGTCAACACACGTGAATAACCCTTAAGAGTAGTGGCAATCACGCGATTAAATGATGTATCTAACATATCATTTTCTCCTTTATAAACAATCTATGATTTAAATAATTTAAAGTTATAGATTATTGATTACCTGCATTATGTGCTAGATTCCAAGCTAACATTTGACCTAATGTCTTAATGTCATCAGGCATAGCAGGCACTTGATTACCACGAACTCCGCTGTTACTAGGAAGAGTTTTAGCTTGTGTTTTCTTAGCTTCAAAATCTTGCTTCGTAATCGTTTGTTGAGGTTGTGCTTGATTAGGCTGTGCGCTTGCAGTAGCCTTGTTACGAGATTTATCTAAAAGAATAGCCATTTCGTTAGAAGCTTCATAAGCTAAACTAAATGACATTCCAGGATTATTTTTAACCATAGTCAAAGCAGCTTCCATTACTGCTTCGTGATTAGGTGATTTTCCATACTTCGCAGTAATGGCGTTAAACTCTTGTTGAGTCTTTGCATTAACAATTGTTTCCTGATGTGGAGCAAGACCTTTTTTAATTCCATCATCAATTTTCGAATTGATATATGCTTGCAACTGTTCAGGATCTTGAAAATCAATATTAGAGTAATCAGGTTCAGACGCAACAGGTTCAGGAGTTTTAACACCTTGCAATTGCTGTTTAGCAAGCAACTGAATAATCTGGCCTTGTTGAGCAAGCTGTGCTTCTAATTGAGCAACCCTATCTGTAGATTGAGTTTGTGTTCCACCTGGAATATCTGAATGAGTTGCTGGAAATTCCCCAATATTCTGAGGATCTGCTACAACTTCTTCATCCAGAAAATCAAGATCTGTTTTAGCAACAAATGAAACTTTACCATTATTCCAAACAGGTTCAAATTTATCAGAATCAAAAGAAGGAAGAAACTGTTCAAGAGCAGTTTTTTCTCTTGTTGGTACTGATTGTTCTTGCGTCTTAGTTTCAACAACCTCTTCAGTTTTTGTATTCTGATTAGAATTTAAATTATTTAAAGTTGCATTCTGCTCACTAGGAGCAACAATATTACCAGCAGCATCTTTTGTATATGCTACTCCTTGCGTAACTCCATTTCCTTCTACACCTGTACTAATTTTCATATTAACACCTCAACAATAATTTATGCAAAATAAGTGTATCATAAAACAAATACCTTGTCAAGTATATTTTGATATAATCTAAAGTTTTTTTTTCAAGATTCAGCAGATACAAAATTTATATTCTCAGAAGATTGTACAACATTTGCTTCTGGTCTAAGTTGACCAAAACTATCTACAACACCTGCTCCTTTAATTCCTTCTTCAAATACTTTTCTGATTTCTGCATTCTCTTTTTCTTCTGCTTCAATCTTTCCAGTCTTAGACATCTGTTTTAAGGATTCGTAATCTTGTCTATTAGCACATCGAATAATTCCACGTTCTTTGTTTAATCTATCCAACTGAGATTTGGAATTAATTTCAACACCTTTATCCATTACTCCACAATGCCACAAGTTATCAGGTTGCATTGAGACTCTAACAAACTCTACTCTGTCAGCAAAAACAATGCAACCAATCTGTGGACATTGAGAAGTCTTAGGATCACAAACACGTGGAAAGTATTTATCAAATTCTCCGTGCTCATTGCAATCAAAACTGTAAATTGGCATAACAACCCTCAACAATGCATATTTAAATTATTTAAATTCCTGGAAGTTCACCAGATCCAACAACACCAGATCCTTGAATACCCATTAAAATATCTTCAATACTTTCACCTTCTCCTGGATTTCCAATTCCTTCAGGAATAGGCTGTGGTGCATTCATACCTGCAATTGCTTGATCTTGTTTAACTTCCTGTTTAACCTCTTCAAGCGGTGGAGTAACAACCAAAGCTTTCTTAAAGAATTCTCCCGCATCTTTTAAATCAAATCCTTTTAGAATCCAGTTAAACAATGCAGGCATATCAATTTGATCACCTTGTTTTTCCATTGCTGGCATTGCTTGCACAGCTAACTGAAGAATCTGTAATTTCTGCTGTCTATCAAGTGCTGGATCAAACTTAGGTGCTGAAAAATATTCAACTGTAACATCTGTTTCAGCCTGAATTTCTTCATTAGTATATTCTTTCCAGTACTCTCCTTGCAGTCCAACAATCTTGACAACATCTGGTAAAGTTTTGAACTTTTTAAGATGCATCAAAACCTGAATAGCAAGTTCTGTAACAGCACGTTCAACAGCAGATACTCTATCGTCAGCTTTTAATCTAAGTATATTAGTTCTAGCTGATACTTCACCTGCTGTAGTTCTTGAAGCAAGAGGTTTACCTTGCAACAAGGCATCAGCTCCAGTCAGTTGTTCAATATCAGATTGAATCCTAGCTTCCACAATCTGAAAATCTTGAGACATTGTAGCATCTTGAATAGGAATTAACGCTTCAGGTGCTTCAACTTGAATAACTCCACCATCAGGCATATCCTGGAAATCTTTTAGATGTTCTGGAAGAACTCTTCCAGCAACAGCCATAAATTTCCTACCGTGTGATCTGATATGATTAAACTGTGACGTCCTAATACGATTAAGTTGGATCTGTTGGTCCTCTACTTGTCGCATAACTCCCATAGGATAGGGTTTATTTGGAACACGAATATAATCACAACGAATGTAAGGAAATCCATCTAAATAATCATACGGCCAAACCTCCTCAAGTAATGGAATAGGAACATTTTGTGCATAAACATAACGCTTTCTATACTTCTTATCCCAAACTTCCCACAAAGGAACAAGCTGATCCTCTGGAGTAATTTGTGTTAACTCGGAACCATAATTTCCGAGATTCTGTGCGGCAGCATCATTAAAACTAAAACCAGAAGTAATATCAAAAGTATATGCACCAGTGTTGATCATTGCTAATACTTCTGTTTTATAGTCTTTGTTAGCTACTACATCAGCATAAGGAGTAAAAAATCTTTCTGCACACCATCTAGCTGTTCTCAAAGTTCCATCTTTAGCAGTTAGATCAAATAAAAAGTTAATAGGATCAACTCTTTCGATGTATGGGTTATCTTTTTTGATATAATCCTTGTAATTGATGCTCCCATCAGACTTTTTTCTAGTCTCATCAAGCTCAATAATATATCCTGTTTTTCCTATACCGTGACCAATGATAACAACATCTTGAACGATAGCTTTACATTCAGATGTCATCTCATTTTTGCTCCATTCGTAATTTAACAATGCCTGTTGAATTTCAGCAGACTTTGTATCAATCATTTTACGTGGAGTAAGTTTAAATCTAATCTCTCCATTGATAAGAAATGGAACAAAAGTTTGTGCAATAGATCCAGTAATATTAACTGTAGCAGTATTACGAGCATTATCTGAAGATAAACCACCAACTTCTAGTCCTCTTTCGTTCCACTGATCACCTTCAAACCATTCATAATATCGTTTCCAGTCTTGAGCACCATTTGGCATATCTTCGCGTTGTCGTAATGTTTTAGCAATACGAGCAAGCCAAATATTACCATCATTTGTTCCATTTCCCGTTTCAGATACAGTTGGAACACGAATAGTATTATTACGTGGAGATGTACTTGCTGGTACAGTAAGTTTTAAATTATTTAAACTTGTATCTTTTTTCATTTTTTCACCTAGTGAAAAACCGTACCTGTAAAGGTTCAGTTTTATCTATCTCCTACGTCTATCAAACATTCCTGGTTTTCTTGATTCTTCGTGTCGTTGCATAAAGTATGCTAGAGTTCCTTTTGGAATACCTGTACCTGTTTGAGCATACAAATGTACTTTTGTTGATAAAAATACTGCAATCAAAAGTGCAGATACTAGATCGTCATGCCAAGGAGAAGGACATCCTAAAGTTCCATCTGACTTAACCATATAATGCTCAAGCTGTTCAATCAAAGCATCAGTTCTAAGCAATATCTCCCTATCTCTAATAGCTTTCTGTACTTCAGAAACTAACACAGCCTTGTTCGAACCACTTGTAACAAATCCGGGTTTTGATGCTGATTTCTTATCAAAATGATCAAACCTATGATACAATCTAGGGTAATGAAGATTTTTAGTTAATGCCAAATTAGCAGCATAACCACCACGTTCATTATTCTCAATAGCAAGTAATGCATTGTTATAAAGCAATCCAAGATAATTTGCTAATTCTGCAAATTTATCAGGTGTTATAATTTCATTAAAACAAGCTACTTCTTCAAGATCTGGACATTTCAAAACAATCAATGCTGAAGGATCACCAGTATTTTCTACTCCCATACCTGGATCACCAGCAATTACATAATGTACTCCAGGTTCAGGTCGTTTATAAACTCTAAGTTGTCCAAATGGAGATAATTGAAATTTCTTATTTCTATCTGTTACGTTAGAGTCGTGTGCATAAATATAACGTGCTGGTTTTAAATCTTCTTCTGCAATATGATCACGCATAGCTTCGATTGAAGCAGCATCAAATACTTGTGTGGATGATGAAGTAAATGCGTGAGAAGCGATAGTTGGATACTCTTGTCTGAATTTGTTAACATTTCCAAGACATTTAGTATCGATAGTATTCCTTCTCCAATTTAACCTTGCTTCAGTCTCTTCACGTAGCCATTCTACACCAAACTTTTCAACTTCTTTTGAGTACCAAAGACGTAAAGAAGAATCAATATAGCGTTTCTCTGAAACTTCGTTTCCATATCGTGTAGGTTTTCCGTTAGTTTCATCTTCTCTACAAAGATTACCTAATTCTTGACCTTCTTTTAATGGTAAACGATACTCATCAAATGCTACCCACGGAATAAAGATCTTACGATAACCATTATTCTTATCTTCATACATTCTAGTAGCAGCATTTTGTCCCTTAGCAGTAGATTCAATAATAATAATAGTTCCTGGAGAATCATCTACTGTTTGATTTAATGCTGTAAGCTGTTCTTCAATGTCAATAGCTAATTCTGGCCAAATAGCAAATTCTGACATTAGTACAGCGTGAAAATTATAAGAACGTCCAAGCTCACCACTTTTAGCAGATTCGAAAATAAGTCTAGAATCTAATCCAGGACCAGAACCTTTATGTCTATCTCGTGTTTTGTTTCCAAAATGAATAATTCTTTTTGAATCTTGAACTAAAGGAGACTTCAAATATTCGTGTGAATTTGAATAAATACCTCGAATCCTACCTTGAAAGTTGTTAGCTGAAGTCTCATCCTGAGTAACTACTAAACAATTTCTATTTGCTGTCTGAGAAGCTAACCAATAAAACAATGAAATAACCCAAGTAGAAACACCCATTTGTCTGGCTTTGATGATATACCATCTAACAGGCTTTCCGCTTGCCATATCTTCCAGAAACCAACTCCACAATTGTTTTTGAACTCTATTGAATTTAAATGGAGCAGATCCACCCTTTTTAGTTTGGATCTTTATGTTTCCATAAGCGTACAAAGGAAAATCATAGGTTTGAAGTGCAGCAAAGTTCTTTCTGATAAAAGCTTCTGGATCATTCCTCCAAGCTTTAACTTGTGGAATCAAACGAGAATCATCCGCACTCGCTAAAGAAAGAAATTCTTTAGAGATTACAGAGGATTCTACAGTCTGATTTTTATACTTTGGAGTAAACGCCATTTTATATGCAATATAAAATCGATTCGAGTTTTCGAGAAAGATTTAAATTATTTAAAATTTTAGTTAATAATTTCTTCGAATTCAGAATCAATAAAATCAGCATCCTGATGTTCTTGTCCTTGAATCTTGAACAAGTTAGATAATGGAGAATCAGTTGCATTAGCTGATTTTCTAAGATCATCGAAAGTTACAGTTACATCTACGTTTTTTCCAGATCTAAGATCACCAGTAATAACACCTAACATTTTTAATGCTGCTAAAACATCCTTGTCTTTTCCATTGTAAACAATATCAGTAAGTTTTTGAATACCTTTACCGTGGACAACAAGCATTGATTGTGCTTTAGTTACCGCACGAACAGCAGTTGAGAACTTTGGACTATTCATTAACATTACTAATTCTGAAACTGGAATATCCAAATCTTTTGCAAGACCTGGAATATTGAATGTTTTATCGTTCGTTCCAAAATTAACAGCAATAGCAATCTTAGTTATTTTCTCAAGTTCTATTCTATCAAGTTCCTCAAGAGAAGTCAAGCTTAAATCTTGCTCTGTTGGAACCAATGAAAGATTATTCTCTTGTTTATTTATTGGAGCTTCAAACAACCAATCTAAATCATCTTTCATAAAACACCAATTTAAATTATTTAAACTTTTTGAATTGAGTTGCGAACATTCAAAAGGTCAATGAGTGAAGCCAATTAGACTTCGTTAAATTCCATAAGTAATTCTTTTGGAACTCCCTCAATACTTTCAGCTTTCAAAACAATCATTTGGTATTGAGCACCATCAATAGAAACGTTTGTATGGTATTTATTGATGTTGTTATGCAATACCCTTAAATATCCCTTTTTATGCCACCCACCAATCACAACATCAGGATTGAATCCACCTTCAAATAAAATATTCCTGAGTTGATCTGGAAAGAAAGCAACCCAAGGATAACCATATTTCATAAGTTTAGGTCTACCTATTCCAATAATGTTAGTAGGAAATCTACCTAACCATCCACCTTTTGGCCTAAGTTCATTTCCTCTGTTATCTTTCAATCCACGATCTTTGAATCTGGTAGTAAATTGTTTGATGATGGAAACAATAAAAATCCAAGCTTTGGCGTCATCATTTTCATCAAACAATTCACTTTCGTTTACAACAATGTTGTTTAATTTCTCCAGATTTCTTTGTTCGAAAGCTGAAAGATATTCAAGTAACATTTTGGAATTTATTCCTGTTACTGGAAGACCTTTGTCTCCTAGTTTTACAAGTGTTGATCTTTGAAAAACAGTACTTCGATTAGCAACAATTGAATTCCAAGTACCATTTCTCATCCAAGATAATCTGAGTTTAATACTTCCATCAGATTTAGCCCTGTAACGTCCAGTTATTACAACTGGAACAGAGCAAACACTTTTCTCCGATACGTTTGATTTATCGACAGAAATTTTAAGTACTGACTCAAAAGTTAATCTGTATGGAACTGGAATAATTAATTCTGTTGACTCGATGCTAATTTCTGGTTTCCTGAAAGAGAATTCACTAGACTTTTCCAAATGAAGAGAAAACTCAGGAAAAATATCTCCTAGAATCTGTTCAGTTTTGTAATATTCAATCTCAGAAGATTTACTTACTTTTAAATAATTTAAAGTCTTAGATCTTTTGATTGCTAGTTCAACTTCTTGGATTCTACCTTTCAAAAGTTTCTTGACGTCAAACCATTCGGAAGGACGTTCAAATTTAATCAACGCTAACGCTGAAATAACCCTATCTGAAAATATTTCTTCAGGACTAGAATCAAGCATATCTTGAATCCTGGAGATAATAGCTCTAGCTTCAACAAGCTTTGTATAATCTTCAGTTGTTCCTGAATAGAAATTATTATCTGCTCTTGCGTCGTATCGTTGCTGGATGAAAGATTTTCCATTGGTGGAATTACCTTTGATCTCATCCCATCTTGGAACAAGTAGTTCAGACTGTTTGAATAATCTATCAACTTGTTCAATGTCAGATCCGCAGTAGAATAATAAATTATCCACAGTTTCTTTGATTGCATCAGCAATTGTTCCGTCAAACTGAGATAAATCGTTATTCCAAAGCTTTGACGCTTTCAATCCAATGGAGGAATTAAACAGATTTTCCAATACAACATTGTCGGACAGACCAATAATTCGTTTGGATTTAACATCAACTTTCAATTCGATTGGTTTGATTTCAGGTTTAGTTTCTGAAATTCCAAACAAATGTTTGTGAAGTTTATTTGCCAATACGTGAATATCGGACAATTGAAACTTAGAATTCTTTGTGTAAGTATTCTCAAGAATCTCTTCACTGGAAAAAGTTTTAGGAACTAATCCAGTGATTGGAATGAATTTCGAGTGCGAAGTAAATTCCAGATTGTTTACAAGTGTTCCTTCGTTCTCCAAGAAACCAAATCCAAGTAGCTGCAAACTGTTGCCAAGTGGAGAAACTTCACAGTAGGTTTGCAGTTTTTCGTAAAGTTTTAGTTCTGTAGTTCCTGGTTTTGACATTTCCAAACTGAGTAGATTTAAATTATTTAAACTCTCAGATTTGTTTGTATTTCGTGCTGCACTACCACTGCTGAAAGTAACACGGTTTTCAGCAGTTGGAGTAGGGAGTGCAAAAGCAATTCCAGCAAATTCATCTGAAAACCTGATGAACATATCGACAGCTTCGTCAAATGTTCCCCAAGTTTGTGGATAACGAATTTGACAGACTTTACCAGATCTCGGATTGAAAAAAGAAATCAATGGAGTATTTTTAGCCCATTTGACTTTGAAACAAACCCAATGGGAAAGATTTACCAGATAACTCAGATTCAATCGAATTGATTCTAAGTCTGGAGTAAGCACAGGATACTTACCAAAACGGTAAATATCCAAAACAAGTTTGTTTGCATCGACGCACTTTGGATCAACACCAAACTTTGATTTGGGATCTTGTTTGGTTCTGGAGAGCCAGTAGTCTGCATTTGAGTTACTGGTTTGGTTTTTGATCTCTGTGTTCATTCGGAAATCTCGTTCACTTAGTTCACTGATTTATTTGTTTTGCAAATAAACTCCGCGATTACGTTTTTAAATAATTTAAACTTCGTTACCTGAAACTACGTTACGGTTCTGCTCCGCATAATGGAAATAATCTGTTTGTGTTTCTAACTTTCTAAACTCTGACTCCGCGCTGTTTAATCACCTGTTTCACTTTTAAATAATTTAAACTTTACATTCTGAACCGTTCCGGTACGGTTCGATGAATCGAATCTTACCTCGAAATACATTCTATCACATCTCATTTTGTTTGTCAAGCACTTTTCTCGTTTCATAAAAATAATTTATTTCCTTTACTTTTCATTGAAAGCATTGTATCATAACTGGAAAGAGTTGTCAAGTCTATTTACCTCAACTCAAAAAAAAATCTTATGGTAATTTTGAAATTGATCAACTCTACTGGGATGGGTAATTGGTGATTGGTATACCCTTGATACTTTAAATAATTTAAACTTGAATCAATGGATTTAAATAATTTAAACTTTGCGGAATCAAGGATCAAACATCAAAGATTTATGTTACTGGAATAATGTGTTGATGATTTAAATAATTTAAAGTTATGATTGTTGATTAGATGTGGTGGTGATTAGGTGATTAGGGGTTTAGTCTAATCGTCTAATCATATTATCTTATAACATTAATCAAGTATCTTGTGTAAACAACAACAAATACTTTAAATAATTTAAATAATAATCAAAATAAGTAATGTATTTAATTAATGATCAATTTATACTTGTATTTACGTATTCTCTATTACTCTAATCATTTTTATATTGTATCATTTATTACTTGTATTTACTATTCTACTATACTACTACTAATACTACTACTATCTACTATTACTACTCTTATTACTATACATAGATAAGGAGTATTTGATTATGTATAATTGATATTGGATTATAGATACAACTTTATATGATTCTCATAATACATAAATTAAATTAATTTCTTTATTTCGTACTTATTATATTTTAATTCAATATTTAACTTGTGAATCAAGTATTTATAACTTCAATTAAATCAATAATTTAACTAAATTACATAATTATAACTACGTTCAATGGAAATAATCTATATGTCTTCTTTATTATCTGATATATATAGATTCCGCGAAGTATTGATAT